CCCTTCAAGACAACAGGGTAGCCCCACACACGGGCAAACCCCTTGTAAAGCTCCTTTTCAAACAACTTGAGGTACCGCCCAACCTCCAAGTTGTATCGAGGAGACCTTGGTTGTATGACACGCGGAGCAGGGTCAACTTTTGCACTAAAGTTGACCTTCTCAGCCTTGACAAAAGTGTTCACCCACGCATCGCGACGATTAACAGCCCGGATCATGAGGCTTTCGTACGCACGCTGGTAGATGCCGCGTTTGCGCCCGTTGGACAAGCCAGGATAATGAACCCGGTCGACAACGGGGGTCGGACGCACGACACCCAACAGACGTTTGCGAACTCCTGAGAGCCGAGCAAACACCCCTGCCACTGGCTGAGGAGCCCGAGTAAGGCCCCCATCGCGTTGCACGTAAAAAACGCGCTCAACGATGCCACGTGCCAAATTCTTCAAATTAGCGCAATGCACCCCAAACTGGACCCCAACTCCAAGGCCAGCAAGGCAACGCACCGCCCGCGCCGTCTGGCGCATGCCCATCCCACCAACCTCCCGGACCCGGAGACACCCTTCGCCACTCCGATCGACGGCAGTGGTTACTCCGGGAAGTATGGCTGGGCACCCCTACTTGGGTGGAGCGACCAGCGCTCTGCGAGCCCGCACCTCAGGGGTGCGAGCCAGTTCGCTGGCCCCAACAGAGTGCACTGTTGGCGTCAAACACAACTCCACACAGACGTCCATGTGACGCACTATGTCGACATAGCGCATGTCCATGGCGCGGAACCGTTTGCGGACCCAATCTCCGGCGATACACCGGTTCGCGTTGTTGTAACGCAACTCCCCAAACTCGGCCTTAAACTCGTACGCCACCTGCCTGGCGACACGAGTAGAGACCACCTCGGGCCCAGCCTCTGGTCCTGCATCCAATTCCGCGACCACCAAAGCACCAACCGTGGGTTTCCTACTCACCCACTGATGAAACAAATGCAACAGGTAGCACGCCAACACCACTAGGGGAATGGTGTAGTCCATGGTAGAATATCGGTGATTAAC